TGATTGGCAATTTTAGTTTTCGTTATTTTCGCGCGGTGTTCTGGAGAGTGTTTATGTTTTGCCGTGCAGGATTGACCACAAAAGTGCCTTTCTCCTCCCTTTACCTTAAACTTCAACATGGACTTTCCACAGCGCGGGCAAGGTATCTTTATCTCCAAACAGGTATCACAAACAGCCTTTCTGTTTGCTTTTTTATCACTTTGAAAGCGATCACCACAGACAAGGCAGGTTTTACCAATGCGCCTATAATGGGCGGTGCTTCGGGATGTGCATGGACGACACATCTTACTCGTCGGTTTCCCGAATTTACTGAGGTGTGGGGTCGTCTCTCCGCAAATGATACAGGGCGAAAAATTAGCCTCATAGCAGGATGGGCAAATACGGTAATCGCCAGCGTCTTTTTTACAAAGTTTACATCTATTTTTCATAAATCCAATTTACCAGAGGTCGCTTATGAAGTCAAGTAAAATAAAGTGTGATTGTGGTTGTGAGTTTGAACCTGTTATCGAATATCGCCATAAATTGTTGTGCGGCGATTCAACGAAGGCCGAGGACGTGGCGCGGGTGATGGGCGGGGAGAAGGCAGACATGGTTTTCACTGACCCGCCGTATAACGTGGCAAGCGAGAACGGGATTTATGCCGCTGATTGCAGTAAGGCGATGGCCGACCTTAAAAAGGCGGAATGGGATCATGATTTTCAATTATTGCCTGCCCTTGAAGCGATCCCGATGGCGCAAGACGTGACGGTGTATGTTTGCACGTCTCACCACCTCGCGCCCCTGATTTGGGAATGGATGAGGGAATGGGCGGATCATTCAAACTGGTGCGTATGGAATAAGCCAAACCCGATGCCGTCACTTTCAAAACGTCACTGGACATGGAACGGGGAACTTATCGCTTATGCGACAAGAGGGAAGCACACTTTCAACTTTCCCAAAGAAGGCCATGCCCTCAGCGTATGGACGATAACGAAAAAATCAGACGGCAGCCACCCAACGCAAAAACCCATCGAAGTTCCAGCGGAAGGGATCGCCCATAGTAGCAAGAACGGCGATCTTATCTTTGATGGTTTTCTCGGTTCCGGCACCACAATGGTTGCCTGCCAGAACCTCAATCGCAAATGCTATGGCATAGAGATAAGCGAAAATTACTGCGCTGTTATATTACAAAGAATGACCGATGCATTTCCTGAACTTAAAATCAGGAGGGAGAATGCCTAAACCCACACAGCGAGTAAAGAACGTAATCGCCTTTATCGAAAAACTGATAGTGCCCTCCGGTAAAGGGGCGGGCAAGCCGTTTAAGCTGAGGCCGTTTCAAAAGAAATTCATCAATGACATTTACGGCCCCACAAAAGACGGGAGGCGGATAGTCCGCCGGGCGATACTGTCCGTTGCCAGGAAAAACGGAAAGAGTGTAGAGATAGCCTGCCTTGCATTGACCCACCTTGTCGGACCTGAAGCCGTCAGAAACGGTGAAATCTACTCAGCGGCAAACGACAGAGAACAGGCTTCTCTTATTTTCAAGTACGCTGCTCAGATAGTGAGATCAGACCCGGAACTGGAAAGTTATATCAAGATCGTTGACAGCACAAAGACGATGGTCTGCTTTTCAAACGGCTCAATTTACAGGGCTGTAAGTTCAGAGGCCGGGACGAAGTATGGATTAAATCCTACGATTGCTATTTATGACGAGCTGGCACAGGCAAAGAACCGGGAGTTATACGATGCGCTTGATACCTCGATGGGTGCCCGGATGGGGGAGGGAGAGGAACCGCTATTTATCGTTATATCGACCCAGGCCAAAGACCCGCAGCATATATTATCACAACTCATTGATGACGGCTTAAGGGGCAACGATCCTACCACCGTCTGCCACCTGTACGAGATCCCCGAAGATAAAGACGTGTTTGACTCAAAAAACTGGAAACAGGCGAACCCTGCCCTCGGAGACTTCCGTTCCCGTTCCGAAATGGCCACAGCCGCGAAACGGGCGCAGCGTATGCCGTCCTTTGAGGCCGCCTTCCGTAACCTCTATTGTAATCAAAGAGTAGAGGCAAACTCACCTTTTATCCCTCGTGCTGAATGGGAAGGGTGCAGAGGCGAAGCGGATATTGAACCCGGATCGGGTGTTTATATGGGACTGGACCTGTCCGGGAAAACAGACTTGACGGCGCTTGTTGCCGTATCGGGCGGCGATAATGATCATGTCCGTTCCTGGTTCTGGAAGCCGAAGGAGACCATCCTTGAACATGAAAGGCGGGACCGGGTGCCTTACAGTGTGTGGGAAAAGCAGGGAGTGATTGAAACTACACCAGGCAGGGCGATTCAATATGATTGGGTGGCGGAACGGATCGGGAAGATCGCAGTAGAGTATAACATCCTCGGTATTGCCTTTGACCGATGGAGAATAGACGACCTGCTGAATGCCATGAGCAGAATAGGACTGGAGGCTTATGTCGACGGCAAAGACGAGGCGCGGGTGGGGGCAATCAGGATGGTTCCCTGGGGGCAGGGATATTCTTCCATGACACAGGCAGTTGAGGCGATGGAAGTGTCTATTCTGGAACGGAAATTGATACATGACGGAAATCCCTGCTTGACATGGAATATCAGCAATGCGATGGCGCTGAGTGACGCCGCAGGCAATAGAAAACTGGACAAATCGGCATCACGGTTCAGGATCGATGGGGCGGTTGCTCTGGCAATGGCACTGGGGCTGAAGAGTCGTGACCGGAAAGAGCCGCCGGAGCCGTCAGCGTATGAGGGCATGACCGCTGACCAAATCCGTGAAAGGATGGCGTTTTGAACAACTAAACAAGAGGAGGAAGGAGAAAGATAATGGCAAAGGAATCAATAGCACCAAATGGGATGTTTGAGTTTTCAAAACCTCAACCCAAAAAAAGCGATGCAGATCATACCTATTCAGGAGACGTAATCACTGCAACCGCAGGGGAGACCGTGGTAATAGGAGATGTCTGTTATCTCAAAGCGGATGGAAAGTTCTGGAAGATGAACGCAACTATGGAGGGATGGTGCCCGTATCGGCATTGTAAATATCGGAAGCAACATCGACGAGGAATAGCTGAGCCGTGAAATCAGAGGCGCGGGTGATCGAATGCACCAGGAGTTCCACCGTCTCCCTATCAGCCTCCCCGAACATTGCAAGATCGCCCACCTTTTATTTGAATGGGAGGCATGGTTCAAATCTAAAAAAATAAAGACAAAGATTGTCAAAAACACGAATGGTATGTTTGTGTTATGTCGTGAAGGAATCTCGTCTTAGCCTAACCCACCGGGGTGCGCATGGTACACGCACAAAGGGGGAAAAGGAGGGCAAAGATGGACTTAGTTCAGCTTTTCAAGCACATGGAGCGAGTCACCCACGGAACAGCATTCGTGGACAATGAAAAAAGACGACGCCCAGCATATGCCGAAATAAATGAAAAAAAGGGGCGTGGTTATCAGTGTCCGAAATGTGGGATCGGTTTTTGGGGGAACTTAAAAGGCAAAATAAAATGCCCAAACTGCTTTCATGAGTTTAACAAGGGGGAATATGAACGATCTTCCGAACAAACCACTGCTCAGAGTCGATGAGTGTGCCACATACTTCGATGTTCACCGCTCCACCATCTACCTCTGGATAAATCACGGGATATTGGAGGCCGAAAAAATACGAGGGACAATCAGAATACCGCGCGATTCAATTCTTGCCTGCCGCATGAACAACAAAATTGACGCGCTGGAATAAAAAAACTGTCGAATCCTTACAGTTCCTTCCATATAGTCAAGTTTCTTCTTTTCAAAATACCAAATTATATGCATATACTTCCGCCATAAGGCCACTATTCCAAAAATGGCGGTGTTTTTTGGGTATATTTTCCACAATAAAACGCTTTAAATCCATCGTAAAAAACATAGACATCCGGGACATCTTTGTCTTTGGCGGCTTCGGGATGCTTGGCTATGGCCTGTATTTGAAGTGGGGTCAATGGCTGGCCTTCATGGTGTGCGGGATTGTCCTGTCTATTTTGGGCCTCTTGTGGCCTGTTTTCCTTGGTTACATAAGCAGGAGGGGTAAATAATGGGGCTTTTATCCTCGCTTGAAAAACGCTCGAACCTTGCAACGCCGGAAAAATGGCTGGTTGACTGGTTTGCAGGTGGATTTGAGTCAACTTCTGGAGTGCGAGTTACTCCCGCAACGGCAATGACATTTGTTGCTGTTTACTCCTGTATTGATATCCTTTCCCGCACAGTCGGTAGTCTCCCCCTCTATCTTTATCGCCGATTACCCGAAGGCGGGAAGGAATTAGCGAAAAATCACCCCTTATACCAGCTCATGAGGCGGCGACCTAACCCAGAAATCACGGCGATGCGTTACAGATCGACACTTCAGGGGCATTTGGCATCATGGGGCAACGCGTATTCCTATATTGAGTGGGGCGGAAATGGATATCCGAAAGCCCTGTGGCCGCTCAGACCGGACAAAATACAACCATCACGGCAAAACGGGCGGCTGACATACCGCTATTATCCCAGCAGTGGAGACCTCAAAACATCCGATTCGTTTGACATTCCGGCGGAATTTGTATTGCATATCCCTGGTTTCGGTTATGACGGTGTAATGGGATACTCGCCTATTACTCTGGCGCGTGAAGCTATTGGCCTTGGCATGGCGGCGGAGGAATACGACGCACGATATTTCGGCAGCGGAACCCATCCCAGCATTATCGTCGAGCATCCCGGAAGGTTATCGCCGGAAGGGTATGCAAACCTGGAAAATGCCCTCACAGATTCATACAGCGGACTAGGAAAGGCGCACAGGCTCATGTTGTTGGAGGATGGCATGAAAGCCTCGCCGATAGCAATCAAACCCGAAGACGCACAGCTTCTCGAAACCCGCAAATTCCAAGTGAATGAAATTGCCCGGCTGTTTCACATCCCACCGCACATGATAGCGGACGTTGAAAAAACTACTTCGTGGGGGACCGGGATTGAAGAACTTAATATCGGCTTTATCACACACACCATGCGGCCATGGTTCGTTCTCTGGGAAGAAGAACTTTGCCGGGCGTTGTTGCTGGACAGGGAGCAAGAGGAATATTTTTTTGAGTTCGACCTTTCCCAACTCTTGAGGGGCGACACATTGAAACAAATGCAAGCGTGGGTCATGGCGAAACGAAATGGCATATTCAACGCAGACGAAATCAGAGGATGGGCGAATCTGAACCCGATACCTGACGGACTCGGTAAAGAGTACATCGTTGAAAAGAACATGACCACCTTGAAAGGGCTGGAAAATGAAGAGGAAATACAGGACGGCAACGCTTCCTGAATATGACAAGAGAAAAAAATATCGTAAAAAATCAAGTAGAAAGGAGGTGCAAAATGCTGGAAAAGGAAAAAAGAACGATTGAACGCAGGAATTTTCCAGTCGAAGAGCTTCGGGCAGTCGAAGAAAACGACGTTAAGCATGTGGTTGGCTATGCTGCTATTTTTAATGCGTTGTCGGAAGACCTCGGCAATTTCCGGGAGAGGGTCGATCCAGGCGCATTCAGCGAGACGATTGTGAACGACGACATCAGGGCATTGCGGAATCATAACCCCGATTATGTCCTGGGGCGCAATAAAAGCGGCACATTGATGCTCTCTGAGGATCAAAGAGGCCTAAAAATAGACGTAACACCCCCCAATGCACAGTGGGCTCGTGACTATGTGGCAAGTATTGAGCGAGGAGACATTAACCAGATGTCATTCGGTTTTGAGACGCTTGCTGACAGATGGGAGATGATAGACGGAAACGAAGTCAGAACGCTCATGAAAGTAAGGCTTTTTGATGTTTCGCCTGTCACTTTCCCCGCATATCCAGACACGGAAGTGGCATTGAGAAGGCTCGAAAAGCATAAAGAGGCTGAAAAAAGCGCGGATAGTGCTCCTATCGGCCTGAATATACGCCGGAAACGGCTAAAAATCGTAGAAAGACAAATTGAGGAGGAAATGAAGCATGAAAGATAAATTGAGGGAATTACTTGCAGAGCGGGCGAAGATTGTGGCCGATCAGAGAGCAATGCTTGATGTCGCGGACAAAGAGAAGCGTGATCTGACGGCTGATGAAGAAACCAACTATCAAAATATGGATGATGCACTTGAAAAGCTGACCAGAAGCATAGACCGAGAGAAGAAAATTGAGGAGCGGGAGAGAGAGATTAAGAGTTCTGTAGACGTTTTTAAGCCAACCCCGGAACCCGACGCTAAAAACGAGGTAAGAACCCTCGAATATCGCGGCAAAAAGATCACGCTTTCGGCAAATTCCGACCTTCAGAACAGGGCGTGGAACACGTTCTTGCAGAGGGGACGGGATGCCGTGGGGCCTGAAGAGCTTCGAGCATTACAGGCTGATGCCGATATTTACGGAGGATTCCTTGTTGCGCCGCCTCAGTTTGTCTTACAGCTCATCAAGGCGATGGACAACGAGGTATTTATCAGGAATATGGCGACCGCGTATCCCGTGACCAAGGCAGAATCCCTTGGAGCCCCTTCGCTTGACAACGATCCTGCTGATCCGACGTGGACGGCAGAGATTGCTACCGGATCAGAAGACTCTACCATGTCATTCGGCAAACGGGAGCTGAACCCCCATCCCCTTGCCAAGCTGATTAAAGTATCCGAAAAGCTGCTCAGAGTGTCCGCTATGGACATTGAAGGGCTCGTTATTTCCCGCCTCGCGTACAAATTCGGCGTGACGGCGGAGAATGCTTACCTGAACGGCTCCGGCTCCAACCAGCCGATGGGCGTATTCACGGCGGCCACCGCAGGCTTTGGGATAAGCACTGCCCGCGATGTTTCCACCGGCAACACCGCAACAGCGTTCACAACGGACGGCCTTCTTGAGGCTTTGTACAGCCTTAAAGCACAGTATCATCCGCGGGCTCAGTGGATATTCCACCGTGACGCAGTGAAGAAGCTCCGCAAACTGAAAGATGGCGAAGGACAGTATATCTGGCAGCCTGACATTAAGGGCGGACAGCCTGACATGATCCTCGGTCGGCCCTATAAAATGTCCGAGTATGCACCAAGCACCTTCACAGCAGGTAAATATGTCGGCATTATCGGTGATTTTTCTTATTACTGGATTGCCGATGCGCTGAATATGCGTGTTCAGAGGCTGAACGAACTGTACGCGGCAACCAATCAGGTGGGTTTTATTGGGCGGCTCGAAAGTGATGGTATGCCGGTGCTGGAAGAGGCCTTCGCCCGCGTGACATTGAGCGCCTAACAAATAAAAATAAAGGAGATAAGACAATGAATCTTTTGAAAAATGTAAAAATAGATCAGATACTGGGGTATTTTGCCGCAGGGACGACTGCAAAAACTTCTAGCATCATCGACATGCAGGGATATGAAGGCGTCCTCTTCATTGCTGAATTTGGCACGATCATTGAGAATGGGACAATCAATGTCCAGGTCCTTCAGGATACCGACAGCGGAGGCGGCACAATGGCCGCTGTTGCCGGTACGGCGGCACATACAGTAACTGCCGCAGACGCCGCGCGTACGCAATCGGCAATTGCTGTCGATGTGTACAAACCGCTTAAGCGATATCTTGAGGTTACGGTAACGCCTGCCGTTCAGAATGCAGTAATCTGTGGAGTTACCGCTATCCGTTATAAGGGTAAGATGGGACCGGACGCAAATGCAGATCTGCTTAAAGCGACGCACCTTGTCAGCCCCAGCGAAGCGTAACCACTAACCCGGCCCTTAAGTGGGTACTCCCGGCGGTCTTATCCGGGGCCGCCGGGGGGAAGCCACCGGATACGGAGGAATGAGAGATGGGATACCAAACAAAAGTGTACAGAAAACAGGGCGGCGAAGAGCTAGTTGTCGCCGATGGCGGGAAAATCACCATTGAATCCGGGGGAGCATTGATACTTGACGGCTCTCCCGTTACCGCCGATCAGCTCACCACGGGCATTGCCCTTGTCGGAACGATGGTAGCAGGTGTGGCAACAGCAGATCATGCCGACGATACCAGCGAGACAAAAATAGAAGTCCTGGCGGCCAACGGGACCGGCGACGGTGACCGGGCGATTATGCTGATCGTCAAGATCACTGAGACATTCGCCGCTACAACGAATCTGCCCACCTTCGCCATTACCGACGGCGATACCGTGACCTACGCCACTATAGGGCACGGCGGGAGTCCTGCTTCCCCGGCAGAAAATGAGATTTACACCTTCGCCGGAGAGCTGGGCGAAGAGAAGGCTCTTGTCATTGGCGTAACGGACGGCACGGGTGGGTCTGAAGCAGGGGCAATCGAGGTCTATGCTATTGCGTTACCTGCTGATACGGGGGCGTAATGTTCACAGGGGGCGGCCTACCTCTCCGGGTCGCCCCCGCCCCTCCAAAAAGTGAAAGGAGGCACAGGAGATGGCGGTAACAAGAATAGGAAGTCTGGAGAATCGTTTCATCGGTCTTTCGACCGATACCAAGCCGACGGCAAACACGCAGAACGGCGGTACATTCTACGAATGGAATACCGGCTTCATGTGGCTCTACAACGGCTATGCGTGGGTGCCGAAATCCTTCATGCCGGGTACGACGGTCAACTATAAACAGATATCCCTCAATCAGGCAGCGGCGGCTTACGATGTTATGACGGCCACGGCGCAGAATCTCTTCATTGACGCTGTGATAGTGCATGTGCCTGACGATCTTTCAGCGGTGGATACCTTCACCGGCATATCAGTGGCGACTGATGACGGCACCCCGATTGAAATACTCTCAACGGCGGCGGGAGCGAAGGCCAATCTGACGGGCAACTTCTATCACGTATTCAGGGGACCGGTCGTTACGGTGGCCACGAAGAAGATACAGCTTACCATCGGTGGCGGATCGGCAGGATCGGGGGCGGTAGTAGACGTGACTGTCCTCTGGCGACCCCTTGTGACTGGTGGGTACTACCTGAACGCATAGGTGATAGCGTGAAACTGACATTAAACACAGGCCCTACAATAGAGCCGATCACGAAAGGGGACGTGAAGCTTCATCTGCGTCTTGCCGCAACTGCTGCGGCGGCGGCGGCCTACACGACTGAAGATGGTCTCCTTGACCGGCTCATTGCCACGGCCCGAATACAGACAGAACAGGAAATCGGCAGGCGGCTGATAACACAGACCTGGGAGTATTATCTTGATGTGTGGCCCGGCGGCGATATTGTAATCCCGTATCCTCCATTGCAATCGGCAGATATTACCTATCGTTTGCAGGGCGACACCGGCTATGACAACACCTTCACCGGCTTCGACACCGATACGGCAAGCGAACCGGGACGTTTGATCCTGAAGCCGGGGGAGTCATGGCCGACGGGCACGCTCTACCCTGACCGGCCAATAAAGGTGACCTACGTTGCCGGATACGGGGATACTGCCGCAGATGTGCCGGAGGGGATCAGATCGGCAATACTGCTTAAGATCAGTGATCTCTACGAACACCGGGGTACGGTGGTTATCGGGGCGTCGGTGAATTATCTGAACGCGGCCGTGGATAGTCTGTTGAGACAATATACAATTCATACGAGGTTCGGCTGATGAGATCGGGGCGCATGGATCGGCTTGTAACGCTGAAGGAAAAAGTCTCTACTGTCAACGACTTCGGCGAGGAAATTGCGGAATGGCAGGACGTGGCGCAGGTATGGGCGGAACGATTGGAACTCAGAGGCGGCGAGCGATGGAACGCCCAGCAGGTGGTTGCGAATATAACCTGCAAGTACCGTATCAGGTGGCGTGATGACGTCGGGCCGCTGGACAGGCTGGCTGATGCAGACGGCAGAGAATATGACATACATGCGGCGTTGGAGCTTGGCAGGCGTGAGGGGCTTGAACTGCTTGTAGCGGCGAGAGGAGAATAATGGCTAAAGACGCTTTCACTTTTAAATTAGTCGGATTCGCCGAATTGGTGAAGGCTCTTGAACAACTGCCCACAGAGAGCATGAAGAAAAGCGTTGTCCGGCGGGCATTGACGAAAGCGGCGGAACCAATACGGGACGCGGCGAAACAGAATGCGCAGGCGTTGCCGTTTGAATCGCAGAAAATAGCGGATTCGATAAAAATCGGCCAGCTGAAGAAATCGCAGCGTCCGCGCGGGCCAAGAGATAGAACGACGGTGACGCGATATATAGGGCCATCCCATCCCCTGGGCCATCTGTTCGAATTTGGAACCGGCCGACGATACACGAAGTCCGGCGCATATCGGGGTTACATCCCGGCCATGCCGTTTCTCAGGACGGCGTGGGACGCAAATAAAACGGTGGCAATGAACAGGCTGAAAGAAGAGCTGTGGAAGTCGATACAGCGGTCTGCGCGGCTCCTTGTGAAAAAGGCCGAGAAGGGCACGTTAACTGCCAAGCAAAAAGCTGGATTGATGAGGATGAGATGATAGAGACGGCGATCAGATCAATACTGGTGAATGATGCAGCAGTCAAAGCTATAACTGCCCGCTGTTATCCGGTAATGATCCCCCAGAACCCAACTTGCCCGCTGATACTCTACGCGAAGATAAGCGGCCCGAGAGATCACCATCTGGAAGGCCCTTCAGGACTTGCAAACCCACGCATGCAAGTCGAAGCATGGGACGCAACGTATGGTGGGGCAAAGAAACTGGCGGAGGCGATCAGGAAAGCACTTGATGGATACACAGGGATCGTCAGCGGCGTAAAAATAGGATCGTGCCTGCTCGACAGCGAGCGGGATATCTACGAACCGGAATTGAAGGTACATAGAACAATAATGGATTTCACAATTTGGCACACAGAGAATTAAAAAAAACAGGAGGACTAAATTATGGCGATCGAGTCTCAAGGCACAAAATTAGAAATCGGCGGGAGCACAGGCACACCGGTCACCGGGTGCACCCCGGCCGCGGGGAACCCAACGATATTCACCAAAACAGGTCATGGATTGAAAAACGGCGATATCGTGACTATCTCCGGTGTCACCGGTGATCATGCGGCAGACCTGAACAAATCATGGATTATTCGATTCGTGACGGACAATACTTTCGCCGTAGCTCATGACAGCACGGGGTACACTGGTATGGGCACTGCTGCCGTAGCTACACCGTTGGAATGGCTGGAGATAGGCGAGATTGTCACCTTTGACGGCCCCGGCGGATCGGCCTCAATGTACGAAACCACCCATTTGGGGAGTACGGCAAAGGAAAAGAAAATCGGCCTTATGGATGAGGGACAGTTGACCCTCTCGATTAACTGGGACTTGGAATCGGACGCAGGGCAACAAGCTGCCTCGGATGCGAGGAAATCGCGGGAAGAAAAGAGTTTCAAGCTTACCTTCTCCGATGGATCCACGGGGACCTTCTCCGGCTACGTTATGGGCGTGAGCGCCAGTGGCGGCGTTGACGACAAGGTGAGCGGTTCCATCACCATTGAAATCACCGGTGAGGTTGCCTGGTCGTATGAGGATTAAAATGTCAAGTCCGATAACCGGCCACAAACAGGTAATTATCGGCGGAAAGACGTACACGCTCAGGTATCCGTGGCGCGTACTCGCTGAGATATCGGCGAATCACGGCGATAATCCGAACCTCTTTGACATTGACACGGTGGCCTCTGTCGGGGCAATGGGGATTGACGATCCTGAGATGACGGCGGAGAAGATCAAGGAACTCTCCCCTCCTCTGATTCCCTTTGCCCGTGATGTGCAGGAAGCTCTCCAATGGGCCTACTTCGGCGGCGAACCATTGCCGGAGGACCCCGTTACGGAAAAAAAAAGCCGACCGAAGATTGGATTGTGGCGGCGTTTAAGGCGGCCGTTCAAGTGGGGATCGGCCCGGTAGAATTCTGGGAGATGACGCCGTATCTGACGAATAAGGCGGTGATTTCAAAGAGGGACGGCAAGATGAGGGAATTGTGGACGCTGGCGGCCTTGCAACGGCAGAAAAAACTGCCGAAAATTGAGACGTTCATGATCGATAAAGGGCCGCCGAAAGATCATAAGCAGATGGAGAGCGAGTTGAAAAAGGCTCTCGGGATCAAGAAGAGGAAATAAAATGAGCCAGCCTATCGGAGCCCTACATGCGGCATTATCAGCCGGTCATGCCCAGTTCTCAGCCGATATGGGCAAGGCCCGGAAAGCGGTGCAGTCCAACGCCAGCGGCATGCAGAAGGCAATGAACACCGTCAAGAATAAATTCAATGAGACGGCCACCGCGCTCAACAAATATACAAAATATGCCGTAGCAGCCGCCGCAGCGGCAACGGTGGCATTCGTAAAAAAGCAAATCGACGTTGCCGATAAGATGGGCAAGCTTGCCCAACAGACCGGAACTACCTCAGAATTTCTCTCCGGCATGGCTCTGGTAGCCTCGCAGGCCGGAACCTCCCTTGAATCCATTGCAAAAGGCACACAGCGGCTTGCCATGAACATGAATGATATGCGGCGGGGTGTAGGTGAAGCTAAAGAATCCTTTGAGATGTTGAATCTTGAAGTGACCAAAGGTGACGGTACTCTGAAAAATGCCGAAACCATGCTGAAGGAAGTCGCCGAAAAGCTCTCCAAGATGGAAGACGGCGCCGACAAAACAGCTATCGCCATGCGGCTCTTCGGGAAGTCCGGGGCTGAACTGATACCAATGCTCAACATGGGGGCTGCAGGAATTGAAAAAATGCAACAGAAGGCCAAAGAAATGGGGCTGGTGATCAGTACGGAAACCGCGCGACAGGCCGCTTATCTCAATGACCAATTAGACATATTGAAAAATCAAGCCGTGGGCGTAGGGCGTGAAATCGCGTTAGGGTTGATCCCCTGGCTGAATGAAACCGTCTCCGTTATGAAATTCGCAAAAGAAGAATCCGGCACGCTCATGGCCGCGTGGGTCGGATTAGGCGCGGTGGGAGATGCCCTGTTCGGCAGTACGACCGCCCAAAAAATAAAACAAACAAAAAAGCAGTTAGAATCGTTGAAAACCGAAGGCATCTCAGGTCTCGGTGATTTAGGCGGGATCGCAAGCAAAGAAATAGAAAAACTTGAGAAAGAGCTCGCCTCGCTTGAGGCTCAACTGGCGGCGGAAAAGCAGGCGGAGCAGGATCGCATGAAAGCGTCACTGGAACGCTATCGGAAAGAATCAGAAGCCCGGAGAAAGGTGACTGAAGACATTATCGCACAGGCAGCAGCAAAAAAAGCAGAAGCAGAAGCAGATATCGAAGCCGAAAAAATTCATAAATTGCAAGTTGAAACATACCTGAGGGACGAAGCCGCCAAATGGGAGGAACTCGAAGCATACGAAAAAGAGTACGCAGATAAACAGGCAGAGTTTCGAGAAGCTCATATGAGGGCAACGAGATCTGCGGAAGAGTATGAACTTGCCAAGCTGAAAGAGCAATATGATGCATATAGTTCATATATTGACGACAAACTTGCTCTAGATGAATGGTACTCAGCGGAAATTGAGCGCATTAAAGGCAAAGAGAAAACTGTAACAGAGGAAATCAACGAATTCCAGCTTCAGGCTATGCGAAATATGCAGGATGTTATGGCAGACTTTTTCTTCGATCCATGGGACGAGGGACTTGACGGAATGCTCGATAAATTTATAGATGTTATGAGAAGAATGGCGGCTGAATGGTTAGCTACCCAGGCTATGATGGGGGCGAAGGCATTGGGAACAAGCCTACTTGCTGGTATCGGAGGTTATTTCGGCGGGGGCGGGACGGCTGCCGCTGTTATCACGCCAATAGCTATGCACTCCGGCGGCGTGATCGGACTGGACAATATCCCCCGTTACCACAGCGGACTTCTCCCGGATGAAATGCCCGCCATTTTGCAGAAAGGGGAAGGGGTCTTCACGAAAGGCCAGATGGAAGCTCTTGGCTCTAAAACTCAGACGACTAACAACTATTTCGTTATCAGTTCCCCTGACGCCGAGGGATTTGAGCGACTCTGTCAGCGCAACGCCGTATCAATCATACGGGCCAGTGTAACGGCTCTCGAAAAGAATGTAGGCAGAAAAGAAATGAGGGGGCTCTTAAATGGCTAACTTCCCGGCATCACCAACACCACAATATCCACTGGGGATAACGCAGAAATGGCGAACTATTGTTTCTCAGTTCGACGGCGGAGGAGAACAGAGAAGGAGAAAAAGCGCCTTCCCCACTTACGACGTAGTAGTCACCTACGGCGCATTATCTCCGGACGAGGTGGATACGCTGTGGGATTTCTACAACGAAATGGGAGGGGCGTACAAGGAGTTCTACTTCTTCACGATTTTGACGGAATCTCACAAAGGCTTGTATGTCGGCATTGGAGATGGGACGACAACGATATTCGATATACCGGGTATTATCGACGGCCCTGCCACTGTCTATGTAGACGGACTCCCCGGATCGTATAGTCTCCTGACCGGCGGAGGCGCCGGCGGTTCCGACCGTGTGGAGTTCACCACGGCCCCGGTCGAGAACGCAATCATAAGTTGTGACATTATCGGCACACATAGAATCCGGTGCCGATTCGCCGAGGATGAGATGACGAAGGAACTGTTCGCCTACCGGCTGTATTCCACCGGATTGAAACTGAAAGGACTTGCGGGATGAGAGCGCTTGATCCCGACATAATCAAAGCATTAGAGGCAGATCACTTCACTTTCTTTTTCCTGCTGAAACTGGACTTCGACTCCCCGTTATATCTGACTGATGGAGACAATGAGTTCTATTATGAGGGCAATACCTATGCGCCGGTTGGTTTCAAATTTAGCTCGATTCAGGGCAATTCAGGGCTTGCCGTGGACTCGTTCGATATTGATGTTGACGACACAAATCAGGGTATCAGTTCAGTCTTATTAAGCGAGGATGTGCGGAACAGATGGGGACAGGTACTGCTTGCAATCATTACCGAGACAGACGTTGATGACGGGGGAGTCCCACGAGTACAGACTGATAGAGTGGTCGCCTCGCTTTTCCGGGGGATCGTCGGCGGCTGGGATCTGACCGGCGATAACATGGCTAGAATTACGCTGACGAATGAAATGGTGCTCTGGAACAAGGAACCGCTCAGGATACAGTCCACGTCCTGCCCGTGGTCGTACAAAGGCGTTGAATGTGGATACACCGGGGCAGAAGAAGTATGTGATAAATCCTATGAAGCCTGTCAGCAAAGAAACAATGAGGCCAATTTCGGCGGGGATCGTTTTCTTGCGGCGACAATGACCAAAAGCGTCTGGTGGGGCAGGACACGGAATTACCAAGGAAAATAACGACATGAACAAACACGCATTTACAGAGCAATCTCATGAAATGTTTTATTGGATTGGCTTTTTAATGGCAGATGGAAACGTCTATATTCAAAGACGATTCAAAAAACATGGGCCTACGGAAAAACCGAGCTGGGATACAAGATACAAATTATCAATTGGATTGCAATCAAGAGATAAAGGACACCTTGAGAAGTTTAGTAGGTTTATGGGTTGCGATCCCGACAAGAAGGTTCGATATGAGCAAAACAATAGGGCGGTTCGGATAGAGTTTGAAAGCCGTGATCTGATTGAAAGTGTGATGCATTATGGCATTGTGCCGAAAAAATCACTCACTGCGAAACCTATCAACATCCCAGAAGAGTATGCACGATCGTTTATTCTTGGCTATTATGATGGAGATGGGAATTTCAGTAAAGCGACCTGCCAAACAGCAACGGTGGTTATTGATGGGTCGGAAGGAGTTTTGGAATACATTAAAAAACACTTACAAAAATATCTCCACTTTGAATCAAGGGTGGCCCCGAATCGTTCTATTTTTAGGCTTGGTATATGGGGTGCGCTCAAGGTTCAGGCAGTCTTGGATTATCTCTATAATGGAAACGAGACGTTATGTTTAGAACGCAAATATAATCAATATCGTTCTTTTGTTGATGGATTTACGTTAAGCCCATATCACTCGCAATTTTCAAGGGCAATGGGGAAATGATGGAGACATTTGCAACAACATTCACGAAATTTCTTAATAAACCGTATTCCCCGGCCGGTGACGGGAAGAATGGTTATGGCTGTCTGAATTTCGTTTATGAATTCTTATGTGCCCGTGGGCTCGGGGATAAGGTGGTGACAGAGGTGGATGGATTGAATCTATCCAATTATGTGAACTTTGCTGATAAGGCGACGCAGGAGCAGATTAAAGAAAAACTTGTAAAAGCGTTTGAATTACAGGGCGTGCCGGTTGACAGACTGAGACGCGGGGATATTGTTGTTCTGAAAAGTGAAAAAGGACATTACTTTCCGGCCGTCTACGTTGGAAATGGAAATATAGCTTCATCATTCTCCGATGCAGGAGTTCAGGTAACCCCGATGAAATATTATGAATTGATATGCGCCAGGAGGGTAGAGTAGTTATGGCTACTGTACTGGGCGGAATGACCGGCGCTCAAATATTTATGACGTTCCTTGCCGTATCATCTTTGACGATGGCCTATCTGTCGCGTAGATCGGTACCGTCTATACGACGGGATGAAGAACAGCGTCAGGGCTGGCAGATCAATACCTGTGATAATACGATCCCCTTGCCGATAGTCCTCGGTCGATGTCGGGTTGGGATTAACCGGGTGTATACCGGCGTATCCGGCGAGGATAATAAATTCCTGCACATTATCGGCAACATCTGTGAAGGAGAGATCGAGGGGATCGTTAATATAGGCGGGGTGGATCAATTCTTTCTTGATGATGATATTTACACGAAGTTTGGAGACAAAGTTTATTTTGAGATGTTCAATGGCTCTCCTACGCAGACAGTATGTGCGACTCTCCACAATGCGATTCCGGAATGGAATGAGCCGAAGAAAAATGCTGCGTATATCTATATCAAGCTTGAATACGATCAAGACCTGTTTAATGGTCTGCCTCAGTTCTCCCTCTTGATTGACGGTATGAAGGTTAAGGATCCCCGGACGGGTGAAGTTGGATTTTCACGAAACGGGGCAGTGCAGGCCTATGATTTCTGCACCCGCACCCGTGCAGGTGTCGGTATCTCTGATGCCCGTCTTGACGCCATTATATCGGAAACGGCTGATTACTGTGATGAAAAAGGTTGGACGTGTGACCTCGTGATCAAGGAGGGTAATGCGGCAGACATTCTTGAACAAATTATGATAACGTACCGTGGCGCCATGTTGTTCTCAGAGGATACCTACAAGTTGAAATTCAGGGACTTGAATTATGAAACTCCTGTTATGGAGATCAATGATGATATGGTGGTGGAACAGGGAGGACAATCAACGCTTTCGATTACACAGCCGTCTATATTTAATACTCCTAATGCGGTGCGAATGAGATGGGTTAATCCGGAGAAGAAGCACACTGAAGATGATTATCAGCTTGTTGATCTCGCAGCTCAGGAGAAGGATGGATATATCAGAGAAGAACAGATCGATGTGAAAGGAATTACCAGTACCGAGAATGTCATGAAAATGGCGAATTATTTTCTCGAACGACTGCGGCTGAATAAAACAGCAGGTTTGACTTCTCACTCGCGGGCGATGCAGCTTGAACCCCATGATTTGATCTGGCTGACTCATACGCGGCCTGGATGGGACAAGAAGATCATGCGGGTGAACTCTATGGGTATCGGTTTTGATGGCAATGTCGCCCTGTCCCTCGAGGAGGAGTACGATCAGTTCTACGATGATATCTATGAGATCACCGAGCATGTTTTCCATGACACCATTCTCCCGAACATTAAGGATCCGGTGCCGTCAGTCTCTAATGTTTCGATGACCGAGGAGCAGTATTTCTACCGGGGCCGATCCTTTACACGATTGAAAGTGGACTTCGAGCGTCCCCTCAATTATCCCTGGTTCGATCATTGCGACGTATACCTGAAAATAGGAGATGGTGACTGGAAGTTTATGACCACGGCTACTAATGACTACCTGATCGATCCCGTCGAAGAGGGAGAGACCTACTATGCACGGCTCGTTACGGTGTCGATCTGGGGGACAAAGGAAGATTTCGACAGCGCTTATACGGCCTCCAAAACGATTGTCGGCGCCATTGATGCTCCTCCTGACGTGACGGGATTCACCGCTATGGCGGCGGGTGATTCGGTAAGCATCTTTGCTGACTTGATAGATAGACCCGATGTGTTCGTTTACGAGGTGCGAAGCGGGGCAGGCTGGGTGGGAGGCCTGGTAGTAGGGCAGAACGAGACGCCCAATTTCAGGTTGGTAGGCATGAAGCCCGGGACATTGACGTTGTGGATAAAAGCGATGACCAACGCAGGCATTTATTCTGCTCATGCTGCTTCTACGCAGGTGACTGTTTTCGGGCCGTCGGGATACCTTGATATTGATGCATGGAGCTGGGATTACACGACAGGGACGCATGATAATACAGAACACCATGTCTATAACGAGGTTGATTGCCTGCGATGTGCTCATTCCGGAGGTGTTCTCACCGGCACATGGAAATCTCCGATCTACGATCTCGGATCAATTCAGACAGTGAGGATCTGGGGCGACTTCATACAGGGTATCGACAGCCAGGATCTAATGTGGGGTGGAGTGTTCCAGCCGGGAGATACGTGGGGAGATCGGATAGCCCCGGGACAACGATGGTATCAGGTATGGACGCCGGGAGAGGTGGGAATGATCAAGGCGACGTTATTGTATGATGACTTCACCCCGCCGGAAAAAGAAATTACCGGCTTTGAAATCGGCGCGCCTGAAATCTCAGGGAGGTATGTACAGGTGAAGGTTGAGATCATTGATCCGAACATTGCAACTCACTCATATCTCCATGAGCTTAACATGAAGACTGCATATTGGAGTTAGTTATGAAAATCATATTAGACAAAGTACTACAGGACAATAACAAATACATCGCTTACTTGAAACTGATGGATGGTGATAACGTGGTGGCTACGAAATCACTGGCGTATGCTTTGGGAGATAACGAGTTCGCTCTGACTGCGCAGGTCAAATTTAAGAAAGATATTTCTGAGTGGAAGACTAAACAGGCCGGACTTGAACAAGCCCGGATCGAGATAGAAGCAACATTAAAGGAGATAAAATTATGACTCAAGCATTTACAGATGGAATCCCGGACTGGACGCATGTAACGGAGCTGAACGTCCAGCAAATGCGAAACAACTTCGCCACGCTGAAATCCTCGTTTTCTGGAAACAATAATCCGCCCGACCCCGTTGCGGGCATGACACGGTTGAATACATCGAGCCACCGCTACGGCATACGCAATGAGACAAACACGGCGTATCAGGAGATGTGGAACACGGCTAATAACAAGCCGATCATCAC